TTATTAACAGTAACATCACCAGTAAAATTAGTTACTGGAAGAGTTGCAACACCAGCAATAGTTAAATTATCAGCAGCTAATGTTCCTTCAACATCAACTCCCCAAACCATTGTTTGAAGTTTTTGATTACCTGCATAATATATTCTAGATGTACCACCTTCAGTAAATCTTGCTAGATTAGATCCAGATACACCATCAAAATAAATATCGTTTCCACTAACGTATAGATTACCAGATCCTACATCTTTAATAAAACTGTTATTACTCTGGGAATATATTTCTAGAGCATTATTATTACCAAATTGTGCCTTATCACCATCTGTCCATCTAGCATTATTAGTAAATGTAGAAATACCAGAGACATATAATCTAGACAGATCTGCTGTACCATTTACTTTTACATCTCCAGAAACATCAAATCTGACTGTTGGATTAGCAACACCCAAACCAACACGTTGATTAGCAGCATCATAAACAAATCCAGTAGTACCATCAATTAGTCCAGAACTATTATGATATTGAATATCCTTTATATTACCACCAGCACCAGCAGATACACTTCCTTGATTAATCCAATCTATTCCACCATTAGCAGTCTTAATTAAAACCTGTCCTGCTGTTCCTGGATCATTATTCTCGTCAACAATGGTTCCAGTTAATCTTATGTCACCTCTAACATGTAATTCTTGTGTAGGATTTGTAGTTCCAATACCCACACCAACGGAATTAACTTGAAGTCTAGAAGTACCAACTTGTAAGAATCCACCAACATCAAGTTTATCTGTAGCGTCATCAAATGTTAATCCAGTAGATGTTGCAAAATCTCCACTATCTTTGAATAATACACTATTATCAACACCTGGAGGGGCAACTGTAATTGTTGCAGCAACACCAAGATTAACTCCTTGTGCTGTAATAGAATTACCAATAAAGTTAAGTTGAGTGATACTACTCAAAGATCCTACAAGTGATCCTTCTTCGTATATACTAATAGATCCTGGAATTAATCCACCCTGTATAGGTATCCAATACCTCTTACCAGGATGTCCATCTACACCAATAATTTGATATTGTGTTCCAGAAGGTACTGTAGGTAAAGGGGAAATAGGAGCACCAAGATTAGGTTCTGCCTGATCTAAACTTAAATAATTATACCTATCTGTAGATAAACCAGATACTGGTTTTACCTTAATTCTTCCACTAAGATACTTTGTCATACTATGCTGTGCTATTCTCTAGGAAACTACCAATGAATTCCATTTGTAATGGTGCTACTGATCCTCCACTAGAGGATACACCAACATAAACATTAGCGGTTCCATTCCTTCTTCTAATACCACTAGATGTTGCAGATACAAATGTATGAGCATCAAGATTTGTAGAAGGAATATCATTCAATACTTGGACGGAAACTGTATTTTCTGTCACCGCAAATATCTTTATCCATCTTCCGCTTATAGGATCAGTTGATCTAGGATAATTCTTCTGTGCTGCTGTACCACTTGCACCACCATAAGCACAACTAAACTTTAAAGAAGAATCAGTTATTTTTATATATTCACCATTCTTCATACCATGAGCACCACCACTAAGGAATAGTCTCATAATACCTGTCTCTGGATTATAAGTAGTTGTTTCATCTCCTGTTCCAGCAGCAACAGTATATTGAGTATCATTAGTTACTGCATCAACACCTAACCATTGTCCAGGTCTTCCAGCAAAATCAGTTGATCTAGGATAGGCATGTTCTGAAGTATTATAATCCATACTACAAGTAAATATCATAGATTCAGTTTTAATACCAACAATACTAGTCGCTTTTTTAATTCCATCAGCAGCACCAGATTCAAAATAATGTTGAGTTGTATTGGAAGATGCACCAACATCCATTCTAAATCCATTAGATGTTACATTAGATATTGGTAAATATTTTCTACTTGCTGGATCTCCAGATCTAGGATAAGAATGATTAGTTGCTCTATTATCTTTATCACAACTAAATGTGATAGCACCTTCTTCTAATTTTACCAAATCACCATTTGAAAAACCATGAGTAGTAGTTGTAACAACATCCAAAATACCAGTTGCTGCAGTAAATGTAGTACCTGCACCTGCTCTTACTGCTGTAGGTGCTGTTAATCCATGATTGGATAATGTGAGAGTAACGATACCTACGTTTCCATCATATACTGCTCCGTATGGAGTATGTGTTGTTGCACTACCAAAAACACTGATAGCATTGGGTTTTGAACGAACAAATTGATGAATTGCTGGATTATAACCATGATTATATTTTCCACTACCAACAATACAGGAAAATTCTGTATTAACACCAACTTCATCAACTGTATATGATGCTTGAGGTTCAGGGAAAATAGTAGTTGTAATACCAGAACCACTAGGACATGTAAAAGCAATACCAGATAATGTAACTTGATCATTCACAGTAAGACCGTGAGGATCCATTGTTGTTATGGTTGCGATACCACTTGGTTCATCATAATGAACATATGTAATTGTAGTGATACCAGTCTGAACACCACTTATAAACAATCTATCTAAAGTTGTTGCTGTCTTTTCTAATACCAATCTACCATCAACAAGAATTGCTGCATCATTTGGTGGTACTTCTATATCTTTTATAACTCTTATATCTCGTGTTATCCCTGTACTTCTTGATTCTCTTCTATGGATTAAAGTAACTGTTGGATATGTGTTTATTCCTACATTAGATACTTGTGCGTACAGCAAAAGAGAAGAAGTTCCTGTTGGTACTTCATACAGTTTCTGCTCTCCTGGTGCTACAGGAACTGCTACTGATAAAAACTTATTTACTGGTGCAATTGCCATATTATCTCAATGCTAATATTAATGGTGTTAGTTGTGCTTGAATAGCTCTGTTGAAGTCTCTTCCAGATATAGTAGATGTAGTTTGGTCTATGACTAAACCTTCACCAATCCTAAAGTTTCCTTTTTGATCCGTACTTGTAAATGGGATTTGTCCACCATTAATAGCAACAATCTCATTTTCAGGCTTAGGTACTCCACCTTGGAAGGGGTTTGCAGTATTTAGGTCATTACCAGCACCGATATACTCGAAAGAATGTGAACTCGTAATTATACGACTAATTCTCTTCAATTCACAAGTAGAACCCATTGATACAGAATAAGGAACAAATTCATTAAAGGTAACTGTAGTTAATCCAGAAACAGTTGGTTCAGTTGCCTCTGCTACAGTAAAGTATATTGGATCCATTTCTGCAATAGCAGTTGCTCCACCCTCACCAGAGAAACTAACACTTATATCTTGATTTGGAAGGAAATTTCTACCACTCGCAACTACGTCAACTGATGTAATAGTTCCAGCAACACTTACATTAGCAGATAATTCTGCTTTAATTGCTTCTGGTCCTTTAGGATTAACAATAGTTACATTTGGTGGAGCAGACTGACTGTATCCCGTTCCACCATCTGTTATTTTAATATTTCTAACAAATGTTAATGGTGCTGTTGTTATTCCTGTTTGACTAACATCATTATAATCATCCAAATCCAACTTAAAGAAAAATGCCTGTCCATCAAAAGGTCTTCTAACATTATTAGAAGTATCTTTCATATCTCTCAATATAAATGTATCACTTCCTGCACCTACATCATTAAATGTTGAAGAGGTAAATTCAACAGCACCTACACCATCAGCATATAAACCAAAATTACCAAATGATGAGTTAGAGTTTGTTAGGTCACACTGACCACCACTCTTAGCAAAAATAGCAATATCACATCCAATCGTGAAAATAGATACCAACTGAGCATATCCATTATTAGTAAGTGAAACACCAATACCTGCCTCATTATATTGGGTAAAGGAGTCACAAACCATACTCTTAATATCTTGACCTAGACTATTAATACCAGTAAATGAAGCATTAACATGATTTCCGTCAATCCTCATACCTATACTACCTTTCATAAAGTTAGTACAGTTTCTTATATAAGGACTCTTATATCTTCCAGATGCACCTTCATTTGCTGGACCAAGTGCTTGATACCCACTAACTGCTCTTTCTGATAGAGTTAATGGTGGAAATGCAACTGCTGCACATCTAGCATGTTCAGCAGTATTTGATGTACCAGCAAAACTGACATTCTCAATCATACATCCCCGTCTTACGTGGAATACATCTCTATTAGCATTGGTAGGAACAATAGTTACAAGTCTTAAGTCCTCACCTGTAATTGCAACGTCAGTTCTCAATCCTATAGGATTTGCTTCTTGATAAACACCAGATCTAACTTTAATAGTATCTCCTTCTACTGCTATTGCTGCTGCAGCAGCAACTGATGCCTTTGCATCACCTTCTAATAATCCACTATTAGAATCCATACCATTTTTTGTAACCCAAATAGTTTTCTTAGTCTGGACTCCAGATGGTCTCCATGATACACCTGTACCAACTGATGCTAAACGATAATCAGTTTGTGCAGAACCAACACCATCATCATTGTTTATATCTTTTAGAATACTATTATATTCTACACTACCATTAAATACTACTTCAGCATCAAAATTTGTTGTTGCATCAAAATCAGATTCACCTTGGACATTTAAAGTATCCCTAAGAATAGTTGTTCCATCGACATCTAAATTAGCATTAAGTGTAGTATTTCCATCTACATCTAAACCAGATTGTGCTGCAATATTACCATCTACATTTAAAGTTTGATCAAAATCAACGGGTTGTGTTACCTGAAGAGTATTTTGAATCTGTGTAACACCCTGAACAGTCAATGTTGATTGAAGTTGTGTTGCACCATCTACATTTAAATCACTATCAAAGTCAACAGAACCAGTAGCATGAATAGTTCCAGTTACATCTAATTGAGAACTAGGGTTATTGTTATTAATACCCACCTTCGTCATTCTATAGACGGAAGCACTAGCATCTGTTCCAGTATATCCCCATAAATCCTGAGTCTTAATTTGACCAATAAAAGTAGGGTTTGAAGGATCTGGTATAGGTGTAAGTGTATCAGTTCCTAATCCACCACTATTTTCTTGAATAAAATTTAAGACAGTAAAAGATACTGCAGCACCAGCATGTTGAAGATAAACACCACTATCTTGAACAAATATACCTTCAGAAAAAGCAGGTGTTACAGGAAGCCAAACTATTCCACCTTCATCTTGATTTAAATAATATCCATTAGAACCTGAAGAATTATTGGAATCATAAATGTCCCTAGTAACTCTCATACTGCCTATCACAGACAGAGACTGGTCTGGTGTAGAAGTTCCAATACCTATCCGACCACCTACTACGTTAGCAAATAATGCTGGACTGTTAAACTGACCAGCTGTAGGGGTAACATTACCAATAACTACATCATCTCTAAGATAAGTATTACCTAAAACTTCAAGATCTTCTCTTATTAATACGTCATCATGAAAAGTAGCAATACCAGGTATACCAGTAAACCCTTCTCCTTTTTTTCTACCAACTTCTAATGTACCATCAACTCTAACATCACCAAATTCCGCTATTTCATCTTCATTCGCTACTAACTTTCCATAGATGTAAAGATCTTGGACAATAGTATTTCCTGAAAAAGTGGTATCGGGATTTACAGTCATGACTTATAATCCATACAGTCCTGCGATCTTATCAGTTACATAACTTCCAGCGAAAGCTTTAAACATGTTATGAGTTTTAAGAACTACGGCAATATTTCCATCCTTTGGATCATGACATTCTATCTTATACCCAATCAAATCAATTTTTTTAGTTTTACCTTTTTCAGAAAAACCAATACGAATATTAGGTGCTTGAAGAATTAATGTATCTCTTGCTTCAATAGTAACGATTGGACCTGTAACTCCAATATTCCCACTACCAGAAGTGATGTCTAATTTACCATGCTCATTATTTATCATCAATCCTTGTCCTGATTTGGACTGGATTGCTTTTTCTACTTGACCACTAGTAATTTCTAATGTTCCATCATTATGAATACGACCTAATCCACTTCCATGCTGTGAAATATTCATCTGGTGGCCAGCATCGTTCTTAGAACACAACTGCATAGCAGTATTACCTGCTGCACCTTGATCGTTTGAACCTACTTCTAAAAAGCAGTTAGGTCCGAATGATTCAATTTGTCTTTTTTCTTGACTTGGATTACTCATACTGTTATCGTACCAATCTCATTAATTTGAACATTCTCACTAGGTGAAATACAGTCAATAACCTGTAATAGTCTATGTTCCTTAGTAGATCTCTCGAAGTTAACAACTGGATTAAGAATAGCACCCACACCCGTTGCACTTCTAATCAATATATCTGGTAATACTGTATATGGAACTTGATTAACAATTTCAACTCCAGCAATAGTTCCATCTGAATCAACAATCAATTTTAAGTTATCATCAGGTATAAAATCATTTTGTGTATATCCAGATCCAGGGTCATCAACAATAATTTTATCTATAAAGAATTCCTTCTTCCCAACATATCCTTCAGTTGGATAATTTTCTCCTTCACTAATAAGAATAACATCTGTTACTTGACCAAATGTTGGTGAATTTTGATTTTCATCAATAATTGCTCTACCAAAAGCACCATATCCTTGATCACAATTATCAGTAAATGCAACAAGTGGTGCTTCTGTATATCCTTCACCAGGAGTGGTGATATTTACACCAGCAATACTTGCGGTTCTTTTAAATGCTCCTAGTATATCATCTTTATCTAATTTGTCAATAAATTTACCAAGTATAACCTCTCCAGCAGCACCACTACCATCACCACCAAAAAATTCTATCTTAGGTGCTCCACAATTAAACATATTACTTGTATTACATGGTGATAATCCATCAGGAGTACCAACTTTTGTTCCAAAAATACTCCATTGTCCATACGCTTCTTCAAAATCACCAATTTTCTTATCTACCCCATCAGTCATTTGTCCACCAAGTTCCAATGCTTTATCCATAAGACTTTTTTGTTGATCATTACTCTTAGGTGGTACTAGTCCACCACCAATCTTATACTTTGCACTAGATACACATCCTTTTGCACCTTCACCACAACTAAACAAACCAGATGCTTTTGATATCAAATCGACCCCAGAACTAAGAAAACTTTTCACTTTAAATAAACTTCCAATACCAAATCCACCAAAAATTTTAGATATTGGATTCAAAAATGGTGAAACCATTTTATCCATAGCACTAGTAATTTTACCAGCAAGAGCACCAGCAAACTCTTGAACGGCACAGGTAGGAACATTCAATACATTCTTTACCATTCCAGTAATCATATCTTCAATAGTACCAAGTAAAGCACTAGTGACCTTTTCAGTTAGACATCCCATTGCCGTCATTACTCCTTTCACTGGACCTAATAAACTGTCCTGAATTTGAGTAATTCTTGCTATAGCTGCTAATACTGGTCTACCAGTAGCAGCGTAGGTTGTGAAGATGAAAGTTGAAATACCAGCAAGACCTCCTTTAATCCACCCATTCATTCCATCAGACAATGCATTTGTTAACTGTCCTACAAATCCAGTTGATGCTGCTTGAATTTTACTAACAACTCCTTTGATTTCTCCACTCAAAGCACCTGGAAGTGAATCAAGTGCAGTGATCTTATTCATAAAATTCTTTAGATCTACATCAAGAGTATCAAAGAAATTATTCCTACATGGATCTGCACCCATCACAAACTTACCAATAGTAGGTGAAAGTGGTTTAACACACTCCTTAAAAGGTTTCTTATATTCTGCTAATTGACTTAATCTTGTAGCAGCATCAGACTCAGATAGTTTTCCAATTGCATTATCACTTAATGGGTTAACATTAGCAAGTGATGGAATAGCATTTTTGACATCAGCTATCTGATTCTCCCATCCAGAAGGAGCATTCTCAATCAGAGATTTGTACGCACTTATCTGATCTTTTGAATATGAAAGTGGTATTGTGGTCATTTATATAATATATCCTGTTAGTTATTTAGCAGTTAACCTATAAGTTTCTTTAAAGGTTTTTTAATAGCACCTACTTGAGCAGGTAAATTAGGATCTATTCCCATTTTTTGCAACCCTTTCAGTGGAATACCTCTACCTTGACCACCACCTTTCCGACTTCCCTTACAATCTTTTAATCCAGGTGTAGACACATTATCTTGTTCATTAAATTCTTGATTACCTAATAGTCCTTGCTTAGTTTGATCAGTCCATCCAGCTTTAGCATCCATTTTCCCTTCACCACGTTTTTCTACAGCAGATCTTGGTAATACATTCTGAATAATTGGTCCTTGCTCATCAGCAGAAAGAAATATTCCCGTCACCGTATCTCCTTGGGAAATTTTTGATGTTTTAAGCATACCACGACCACCAGAACCATCAGTTACACCTAAAGCACAAGTAGCATAGATAACATCTTTATCTTCTACATCATCTCTATTTGAGTAATCACCCATAAGACGAACTTTATATCTAATTCCCCATGCCTTTACACCAGATGATTGTTCTTTTTGAGCTTCAAAGGAAACTACCTTACCAATCCAGAAAGGAGATCCCTTATCACTTATAGACTTTTTAGCCTCATCTATTCCTAAATTTCCAAATCCCATTACTTTTTACCTGTATGTAATCCATATGTATCACGAACCAAAGTTAAAGAAGTAATTGATTCATTAGCACTAAAACTATGGCATAGATGTAATATAAGGTATTTACCACTTTGATGTTTGTTAATACCCTCATTACACTTCTCTGAATTTAAATTTTCAATCTCTACTTTTACCACATCACCAGCTACAAGACCAAGATTACAAGGAACTTGTATCTCTAACTGTTGAGTATGAAGTGTATTATACCTCATTGTAGATTTTGCTTGCCATTCTAAAGGACTGTTATTAACAGTATCACTAACTCCTGTCTGCAAACTACCAACATCCAAAACATGCATATTTGTTCTTGTAATACTTTCTTCTAATTCCTCATCAATATCAACATCTTTTCCAAGTGTCTTTTCTATCTTACCCTGCTCATTAATTTTATAAATTTTTTCAATATATTCTGCATTTTGAGGATTAAAGAATATATTTCTACTTACATAAGTACCAGAATTTACTGCAGACATTACATCCTGATCTTTAGTAAATTTTGGTTCCATCATTATTTTATAATCATTACCATCATCTTGTGCCCTAAACATACCATTATAATGGTATGTTGCCTTTGGTTCCTGTGAAACAAGTACGCTAACTGATTTAAAATTTAACCCTCTTTGTGTTTCGTAAAAGAAATATCCAGGGTCACCTTTAACAGGAACAGCTTTTTTTGCCAATCTAAGAATTAATTCTATTGCATGTTTTCCTTTACCCTGAAAATCATATGTGTTTTGACATTCATCAATGAATCTTCTATCTTTTGGAACTTTCAAGAAATCACCAAATATTTTTTCTACAGAAGCATTAACTGTTAAATTATTATATTTTTTAAAAATTTGTGTCTTTGAATTTCTCAACTCAAACTGTGATGTTAACGGTAGCATAACAGCCTCACGACCAGATTCTTTACCTGCTTCTGGAACACTATTAACTTTCATGTGAGATCTTTTCCTTGTAAAATCTAATGTTCCATACTTAGATTCAATTTTAAAATTTATACGTTCATTACCAGTAATAGGT